TCGTTACTCGACACCAACATGGTCGGGGACTGGTTGGCCTCATCAGCTTAACAGTTGTGAGTAATCCCCGATCATCTTGATGCTTTGTTAATTGTCTGTCAGCGGGTTAGGTGTGTCAACAAGAATCAAATCACGTTTCAATAATTCTGCCCATGTGCTTTTCAGTGCGTTAAGAAACATATGTTGCTTTTGTTCTTTTGTTAAACTATGTCCAGCATCCAAATCATGATGGCAAGCAAAGCACAAAGCCGCACAGAACTGGTCAGATGCCTTTATCGACCGCCCTTTTCCATGTGTTGCCATGTTGCTATGCGCCGCTTGCGTTTGCCCGTCTAAACCGCAATACTGACACGGCAACGATGCCACGTTTTTCAAATGTTTTTTACTGCGCCAATATTGAAATTTTGGATACATATTTTTTTAAAATAAAAGACCATATCATTCCACCAAATGTTTTTGCAAAAAATTGTAAAGCCACAATTTCAGGCATTAACACACCAAAAGCGATTGTCGGAAATATTATTGAATCAACCAATGCGCCAGCAGTATTTGCAATATTGGCACGTTTTAACCATTCTCCCTTAATTTTATTGAACACTATCCAATCAACCAATGATGCCAAAGTAAATGACACAGCAGAAGCAATGGCAATTATTTGCATAGTGTCATTTAAGACATAAGAAATTGCACCAGTACCAAATATCATTGCGCCCATTTGCCATTTGTTAAGTTGCAAATTTAACCAATTTCTTAAAGCTAAATCTAAACCAATAAAAACAAATGCGTTAATTGGCGTAATTGCTGGCCCAAATAATAAAATCAAATAATTTGCCAAAACAATTGCTGAAGCATAAATTGAAACTGCAAAAATTAACATAAAATCTCCTGTAATGGGTTAGTTTTCCAAAAAGTTGGCGGGTTAGTTGAATCAATACGTTTTGCCATGCATCCAGCACATTCTAAATTTCCAGAATGATTAACAGCCACATTGGTGGAATCAGCACTTGCTAAAGGCCAAGGCCCGGCAGATTGCCCAAGCATACGCATTCCATGAACCCAAGGAATTTGTCTTCCATAGGCTTGAACAAGGGCATTAAACGCTTCATCCATGCGCCCACACCATTTGGATGTGCCAATTTGCCAATATTCGCCAGCAGACCCAAAGCAAACCCGTCCCCATTGGTCACAAAGTTCAATCAAGTAGCTGATTGGCAACCCCAAATGCCACACAGGAATGCCAAATTCTTTGCGAAAAGGCCATGTTTTTGTCATTTCTTTTTGTTGGTCAACAGTTCCATCAATCACATCAGGTACTACCGCCCAATGTGGATGAGCCAATAAAGGCTCAACCCATTGATAAAATCCATGCAAATCAAATTCCAATCCTCTTGTTTTTGCACTAAATGCACCATTGTCCAACATCAAAGATTGACCAATTTTTAGACATCTTTGCAAATCATCTGGTCTAGCATAGGAAATACAAAAGTTTTTTCCCGCCATTGTTTGAATTGCTTTAATGGGACTGATTGGTGTCCCGTGATAATGAATCATGTAATGTGTACAACCCGGTGATTGTTGGAACGAATGTAATTGATTGTTTTTTCTATCATACGTTCATATTCTGACCGACTGATGCTTGTGCGTTGTAAATCATGGTATTCATACAATTCTTTCAAATAACGAATGCCAGTGCCTGTTAAGCCCATCTTACGGGTCTTTTCGTACCTGTGCGCCGCCGATTTCATTTCCTTTTGCACAATCTCACAAACCGCCAGCACTTCAATGCCAATGCCGTTTGTCGCCATTGTCTCAGCAATGTTAAGCATATCTACCAGCACCCGCCAATCGCCTGTTGTCGCGTTACCCTTGACCATTGATTCAATCGCGCTTAATTCATTTAGGCGCAATTTGTCTAGCTTATCTTGAGTAGTGATTGACGCGCCAGTAATTGCATATTCAATAGGGTTAACTTTGTTCCATATTTTCCTTTGACATTGTTTTCTCATGTTAAGTTAACCCCATTTTGTGCCGCCCATGCAAACAGAAATTCAATAAATTCACTGCCTTGCTCTTTTGTTAATTTTCTGCTTTGCAACCCAAGCTGAACAATGCCTGTGCCATCAAGACTTGCAACAATTCTGGCCTGTGGCAAATTGGCTTGCTTTGCAAACTCATACAATAGCAAGCGTTTCCAATCGTCAGCATTCCAACGCGCACCTTGATGCTGTGCTTGTTCAGCAATGTCAGCAATCATGGCGTGATATTTTTCTTCTTGGTCACGGGTTTTGCTTTCTGATTTAACTTCAATGGTTAAGCGTTTGCCAGAATCTAAAGCAATTTTTATTTTTTCCCACAACGTCAAAATCAATGCGTGAGCTTGTTTGCTGTTTTCAAGTTTGTAAATCATTATTTAACATTCAAAATTTTTAATGCTTGATCGGTTGAATTAACAATGTGAACTGAACCTTGCCAATTTTGATGCCACGTAAGCTGATCTTCTGTCAAAAGCCGTGCTGATGGTGGTTTGTTGCCATCTTTGACTTCCATCAAGTAATTGATGCCACGATAGCCCACCAGCAAATCAGGAACGCCTTTGCCTGTTGCCGCCAGTGATTGAACGCTTGCGCCTACTTGCCGCAATGCATTAACAACATCACTTTGGTTGCTGTCCGTCTTTGCCGCTTTTCTCATTCATCGCCTTTGTTAAGTCATCTGCAATACCAGCCCACAAGCCTGAAGCATCAGCATCCAGTTTCTTGGCCCTGTCCCATGCATATTTCTTTGCGCCTTTCAAAGATGCCATCCAGATCAGATGCTGTAAGGTTTTGTCGTACTCTGAGATCGCCAGTTTGCCAAAGGGCTTGAGTGATTTCAAGGATGTTTGCGATTCTGTTTCCATCTTTTACTTCATCTAAAAGTTTGTTTGCTTGTTCATTTGTCATTTCCCGCCTTTCAATAATTTCAATTTCGCCAAAACTTCAGGGCTTGGCGGCACAACTTTTTTGCTGTCTTCATCGAGCTTAACAAGGGCTGGATCACGTTCAATTCGTGATGGCACTGTGGTGGTGGCAACGTCAAACCTGTTAACCAGTTTTGGTTTGTCAGCAACCCATTCAGCCTTAAATGCTTGCCAGCCACGCACCACGCATTCATTTAAAACCTGTTCTAGCGACCAGCCAGCCTTGTTTGCTTCTGCAATTAAACCATCAATGGCACGTTGAGTAATCGGTGCTTTTTTGGCTTTCCGCAGGGTTTTAAAGTCATCCCAAACAGATTGTGAAACGCCGTCAGGCGTAGCCACGACAGTGGCTTTCTTTTTTATTGTGTTGTGTGTTGTGTGTTGTGTGTTATGTGTAGCATTGCTTTCGCTATGCGTTCGCATTTCGTTTGCATCTGGTTTATTGGCTTTGTTCCATCTAGCTTTAGCACTTTCACTTGCTTTTTGTGATTTATCGCCAGCTTTAAGAATTTCAGCATTTGCACGATGATGAATCCAACCATTTTTAGATTCTTCAAAATATTCATGCAAAACAATCGCAATGCAATCGGTATACGAACGCATACGAATTTGTCTTGCAGTTTCGTTTATATCAATTGGTATTGGTATTTCATGAAGATAGTACCAATCAAGCAAACGCCGATAGCATAAATCTTCCATTTCAGATAAATGCTCAGTGTGACTTTTGTAATCACCAATATTAAATTGGTAGTAGTGCATCTAAACCTCACGTTGTCGGTTGTCGTTACAAGAAACATCGGCAGGGCGGTAACGAATCGCCTTTTCGGGTTGCATTCCCTAGCCGTGCCTCAATTTTAATCTATTTTTTCAAACAGGTGTCAAGTCTGCTGATTGCAATTCAATTTCCGCTGTGGGCGGTGCTGAATCAGCAAACCATTCTGGATGTGCTTGACGCAATCGGTCAATGCGCTTGGGTGGCAAAACCGCATGATATTGAGTGACAGCCGCACGACTAACACCAAGCAAGCGAGCAAGTTTGGCTTTTGAGCCAGCAAGGGTAATTGCAGTTTGTGTATTCATGTTAAGCATCATACCAACAAGTTAACACGTTTGTCTATTGTTTACTTTGAAAACACAAGTTTTCATTTGTGTTGTATTTTTGCAAATTTTTGTTTTTTTTGCAAAAACTTAACTTTTTTTTGATGAAAGTGTAAATGTGTTAAGTTTTCGTGCATAATTCATTTATCGGCTTAACAAACCGATACCAACCAACCAAATTTAAAAGGATTGAAAATGAAACAAAATTACATAGTTGAATTCAACGCAACCAATATGCAAGATGGTTGGTCACGCATGGAATTCACATCAATTACCAAAGCCCTTGGTTTTATTTCGTTAATGATTAAACAAGGTTGTCATTGCCAAATTTTTAAAAGCTAAACCAAAAAATACGTAAGCCCCATATTTAAAAGGATTAAACATGAAAGAATATTTGCAAGCGACAGTCATTGGCCTGATTTTGTCAGTGCCGTTCCTAATTGAAATTGTTAAGGAGTTGCTGAAATGAACAACCCACCAGCGTTTCCAGACGGTAAAGGAACAAAAGGCATGAGTCTGCGTGACTACTTTGCGGCAAAGGCTATGCAAGGAATGTTGTCAGAGCCATCTTTAAGGGCAACACCAGAAGAATTTGCCACTGAATCTTATAAAGTGGCAGACGCAATGCTGAAAGCGAGGGAATCATGACCCGTTCATTTACGCATCAGCTTTTCAGTGGCGCAGATGTCACAGTTGTTTACAACTTTGTTGATGAGGATGAAGATGTCGGTTTAAATGCCGAATTTGAGATTGAAGTTTTTCAAGACGAAACAGAGGTTACAAATGACATTAGCCAAAAAGACACCGCGCAAATCGAAGCCGAAGTTGCATATCGTTGGCGACAACACTGCGAAGATGAACGCCGTGAAGCCGACATATCCAGATGGGAAAGCCAGCTTGACTAGCTTGCCCTACACCACGCGCACTGGTCTTAGGATTGGTGCGTACTACACACCGCCAAACAAGGTGGTTATGAGCCACGATGAAGAATTTTGGCAAAGCATATTGCTTGGCATCAAACCCAAATCCAATTTGCCGATGTTCATGTATGTCATCGCATTAATTTTGTTAATTAAAAATTTGATTGGAATGAAATGACAGCAGATGAAATGATTGCACACGCTGAAACAGAAAGTTTGCGACTGTATCCCGGCGATGATTCATTGGACAAATTAATACGCGTTGCTTTTGAACGTGGAATGTTGCAAGGTTATTTAAAAATGCTTGGCACTGAATTGGCAGTTGCCAAAGAACATCAAAAAAATGATAAAGAAGAAATTTTGGCTTTGCAACGTGAACTAATTGAAAAGGATGATTGAAATGCAAAAAGTATCAGCCGCGCTGGTCAAATCGCAAAAAGCATTTGGCAAAGCACTTAAATCCAGCACCAACCCGCATTTCCGCAGTAAGTATGCTGACCTGTCTGCTTGCGTTGAAGCAGTCATTGACGCACTTAACGACAACGGCATTGCTCTGATGCAACAGTTTCACGAATGCGACAAAGGCGTGATTGTTGAAACGTTGTTTATCCATGAGTCAGGCGAGCAACTCAGCGGAGGTCGTTTGTTTGTGCCAGCAGTCAAGCTGGATGCACAAGGCATAGGCAGTTGCGCAACTTATGCTCGTAGATATTCGCTGTTAGCCGCCACAGGGCTTGCGCCAGAAGATGACGATGGCAATGCCGCCAGTAAATCAGTGCCAAAAATATCGCCAACACAAGGCGCATGGGATGGGTTAAAACCTGATCGCCAAGCTGTTGTTCAAGATGTGCTGGATTCTATTTTGGAACGTGTGGCGGCTGATGATATTCATGGTGCTTACGAAAACTACATTGGCATTGAAGATGGTGATGAAAAAATTGCGTTGTGGTCAAAGCTAGATAGCAAAGTCCGCAGTGCAATAAAAAAGCAAGCTGAACTTGCCAAGGAATCAAAATGAAAAGCAATGAATATTGTTGTTATTGCTTAACACCCAAAGGCGAAAAATTTCATTGCTGTTCTGAAAATCATTTTGTGCCTTTTGATGATTTGTATGAAGAAGACCAAGATGCATTACTTGAAATGAATGGAGAAATTAAAAATGGCATATAAAGAAGTCACTGCCGTGATGGGCGAATACGTCAACGCACAAGGCGAAACAAAGAAAAAGTACCAAAAGATTGGTGCAATCATTGAAAGCAAACATGGCCCAATGTTAAAACTGGATGTTATTCCGCTTGAATGGAATGGCTATGCTTTTATCAATGAACCGTATGACAAAGAAAAGCCTAAGTCAGAACCACGCCCCGGTCGCCGTGCCGAATCCATGCCTGATGACGATATACCCTTTTAACTAAACAGGCGCATGGGTAACCAGTAAGTCGCCAAAGGATTAAATCAAATGAAAAATTTTACAATTGAAGATATTGCACATAAACACAAAGAACAATTCAGCAATGAATTCTTACGCTGGATACCGGAAAACGCACACATCTGGATTGCCTTTGAACAAGAGGCTTTCAAGGTCGTTAAAGCGGGTTTCAAGCACTATTCAGCCAGAACCATCATCCATGTATTGCGGCATCATTCCGCGCTGTCTGAGCAAGGCGATGGTGGCTGGAAAATTAACGACCACATAAGCCCATATCTTGCAAGATTATTTGCAATTATGAATCCGCATTTAGCAAATTTGTTTGAATACAGAACAACGCATACAGCAAGGCGTGATGGGTTTTTAAGATGAAACACGCATTAACAATTTTGACCAGCTTGTTTTGGGCGACTGTTGTCGGCATTATTTGCAAAGTTTACAGTTTCTTTTTTATGTTTGGATGGGGCTTACTATGAATGGATTTAACAAACCAACAAAATTGATTGCGCCAAAATCATCGCAAGAATTTTATGATGACTTGCAAAATAAAGTCATTGATGAAGTGATAACAAGATTTGAAACATGGACTCATGAAAACTTAGCCAAGTTTGCCGCCGAATCGTACGCCAAGATGCAAAAGCAACAAAATCATATTGAGCAATTGCAAAACGACGTAAAAGACGCGATTAAAGCGTATAGGGAGGTAATAAAATGATTGAAACAATATTTGTTTTGCTGTTAGGTGCAATTATTGGCATTGGCGGTGTATTACTATTGTTTTGGGTAATGTCTGATTAAAAAGTTAAATTAAAAATTAATGGTTAACTTTTAAATGTCATTTAATTGAGTTAAAGTTTGTGTACGGAATATTCCGTACCAAATTTTAAGGAGTGCATCATGTACAAATTGGTTATCGACATTGGCGATTGGGCTTGGTCTGAAGACGACAAATTGACTATTGAAACTTCTGACTTTGAAAAAGCTCAGATCATTCAAGAATTTATTGAGTTCCAAAAAGATCACGGCTGGGCTGTTGACTACGAAGCAGTTGTATACGAAGACGAAGAAGTTGAAGACGAAGAAGTTGAAGACGAATTAGCCGACTACGTTGTTGGTGACGTTGTTGAAGACGAAGACGGTCTTGTGTGGGAATTGGTGGGCTGATATAATTGCTTTGCAGTTGTCCTTAAGGGGAGACAAGTTACTAATAACTTGCTTCCCTATTTTTATACGTCATGTATTTTGCCTCTAAACTCAATCTTGTTTTCAGACCAAGTATGTACAAGTTCAGGCCATAATAAATTACCATCGTGGAATGTCAGAATAGCAAATCCTGATCGCCAGTTGGTCGGTGACAACTCTAAGTAATTCTCAAACTGTGGGCCGCTAGGGTCTGCCAACGTGCCTGTATCAACACCATAGCGCGTACCGTTGTAGTCATCAAACGGTGTCACTTTAAGGCTGTGTAGATGCCCTGTAACCATTGATACGCCAGCGTTCACAGTATTGTTGTGGGTAGCGTGTACGCCGCCTTTCCATCGGTGCTTGACAATCGTATTCTCCGTGGGCCAGCAAGCCCAGCATGGATGCCAAGCAGGGAAATGGTCTTTAAGACTAAAGCCCTTGACAAACTCATATTGTGGTGCATTTGCCGCTAAACGGTTTTCAAACCTTGCATCATGATTGCCAAGTGTCCAGATTAATTGCGTGTTGCTTCTAACTTTCTTAGCTGTATCTTCTATTTCACCAAGTGCTATATCACAGGCTTTAAGTTCTTGAATTACGCTTGGTGTCGAGTCCCAACCGATCCTAGGATACATCGAAATTGAAGCGCCGTCAAAAGCGTCACCCGCATTTATGACCGCATGAGGTTTGAACTCTGAAATAGCCCATAAAAGTCCTTTAAACGCCGTGGTGTGGATACCGGGCCAGAAATGAGCGTCACTAAATACAATAACAGTCCCATTCAATATTCCTAAGTCTTTGCGAGCCGTACTAGGTTTGGTTGATATACCCACCTTGGGATTAGCCGCCACTAACGATTCGCCATATTTAACTTCTAAGCCGCGCCTGCGCCTGAGAATGCCACGGTGATCTAAGCCCGTGGTTTCGGCAAGTTTTTTTGCATTACCGCCATGAGATTTCCACAACTCAATAAATTCTTGGTCAGTAATTTTTTGCATATATGCACCTTATGGAATTTTCCATATTAAGGCACATATTCGTGACAGTTTAATTTAAGAATATGTTCTAGTGCCTTGTTTATCAATGATTAACGACATGAGGCGTGGCTCATGTTCTTTTTCGTTGGGAATTGAGACATGAGTCCAGCGGTCAAATTCACGGATAACTTGGTCGTATTGCAAATCAGAATTAATAATTGCTTGCACCACTTCATCAGGTGTCATACCTAGCACTCGTATATCTGCGGCACAACCGTGACGGTGCTGGCTGGTATCTTTTGATTTCACGGCTCGATTGACTTCTTCCGACCGATAAGCCGAATTCACAATGATTGCTTTACCACCTAGAAGTTTCTTTACTTCTTCCAAAAATAAACTTAGACGTTTCAGATTTTCTAATTCTTGTTCGTTAGGGG